TTTAAAAAATCCATATCAAGACGAATACGACGAAGAAATGGAGAAATGGACTGCTCATAAACCCGAATCTATGGAAGATGATTCGGCAGACACAAGCCTTCGTGAGACGATCTTCGGAGTTGGTGAAGGCGGTGGTTCACTTTGAGCAGAGAAAAATTAACAGATAAGGAAGTAGCAAATACTAAATCAGAAAAGATAATGAACACAGTCGCCAAGAGAACGTCCTTCTATCGCGCGAATCCTCAGAGATTTGCAAAAGACTATCTTAATCTGAACTTAAAATTATTCCAACAAATTTTGTTGTATCTGATGGTTCGGAGTACAGGCTTCTGTTTTATTGCCGCTCGCGGTCGAAGGCCGCCATTCTATATGAATGAAAAAATTGGGTAATATCGGTGAAGGCTTAGCTGCTAATACCGAGATAAGCGAGAGGATTGCGCAAGGCTTCTCGCCATCGTAGAGCGTAGTGGGTGAATAAATATAATCCCGCCAAGAGTGCCCGATGTGAAAAATGTACGCCAATCTGAGACTGAACCGACAGTCTGATGCAAATGAGAGAAATCTCCAGAGCAGTAGATAAAAAACTACTGGTTAATAACTAATTGCTAGGCAAATCTTTTCTGACTGCAGTTTTCATTGTTATCAAATGTATTTTATGGCCGGGCACGAAGTGCGTAATTGCTTGTAAAGTACGAACCCAGTCTATAAATATTTTGGATGAAAAAATAATGAAGGAGCTTGTACCATTAAGTCCATTATTGAGATCTGAAATATTGAAATTCGAAATCAACAATCAAAAAGCAGAAATTATTTTTAGGAATACAAGTTACGTTAAAGTTGTGACTGCAACCGATAATGCGCGCGGTGCAAGAGCGAATTTGATTTTGGTCGATGAATATAGGCAGATGGACGAAGATATTATCAATATGGTGCTTAAAAAGTTTCTTAATCTTGTTCGTCACCCCGGATTTTTAAACAAACCACAATACAAACATCTGGCTGAACGAAACCAAGAATTCTATCTTAGTTCTGCATGGTTTCAGAATCATTGGAGCTATGAAAAGTGCAAGGACTATTTTGTTAATATGATTGACCAAAGTAAAAAATATTTCTGTTGTGCTTTTGATTATCGTATGAGTATCAAAGAGGGACTTCTGTTAAAGGAAGCTGTTGAGGATGAAATGAGTGAATCAGGCTTCTCAGATTTAAAGTTCGCAATGGAGATGCTCGTTGAATGGCTTGGAGCTACTGAAGGTGGACTATTTCAATTTGATGACATCAATAAAACTCGCGTCATTGAAAAAGCTTTCTATGCACCAAATATCGTTCTCTCTTCTGCTGCGATGGATATTCCAAAGAAAAAAAACGGAGAGATTCGTATTCTCACTGCCGATATTGCACTGATGAGTTCCAAGAAAAACGATAACGACGCAACCAGTATCTTTTTGAACTGCATGATGCCGAATAAATCAGGGCGCTATACAAGCAACTTCGTTTACTCCGAAAACGTCGAAGGTATGATTACTCAAGACCAAGCTTTGAAGTTGCGTCGTTATTTTGATTATTTCGACTGCGACTACCTTGGCATCGATGCTCGCTCTATGGGCATTCCCTTGATTGATTTGCTCATGAAAGATATATACGACCCCGAAACCGGTGAAACCTATCCTGCTATTAGCTGTTGCAACAATCCCGACGTAGCCGATCGTTGTTCTGATAAAAATGCTAAGAAGGTTATTTGGGCCATTATGGGCAGCTCACAGTTTAACAGTGACGTGGCCATCGGGCTCCGTAGCGGTTTCCAACAGGGACGTATTCACCTTCTGCAAAGCGAGTATAGCTGCGAAGATCAATTACGCAAACTCTATAAAGGTTACGATAAGATGTCTCCCAGCGAACGAGCCGCGCTACAGATGCCGTATATCAATACAGGCTTGGCCGTAAACGAACTCGTTAATCTGGGGTATGAAACAATAAACAATGTAATTAAGGTCAAGGAGAAATCCGGGTGTCGTAAAGACCGCTACTCTTCCCTGTCTTATAACTACTATATCGCTCAACAAGTCGAACGTAGTATGGAAAAGAAAAACAGGAGACCCACTTCTCTCACGTTTGACTTTAGAGCACCGATATTAAGGAAGGGAGGTCTGTAATGGCTGAAGATAAAATGCAGAAAAAGGTCCGTGTGACAAATGCAAAGGACGGCAAGAGTTCTTATATTACATATCAGGACCTTCTCACCGGTGTTTATGCTAATCTATCCAAGATTGGTATTCGCAACCTTGAATCAACATCAGAAACAAATCCGACATATACCAAATACACTAAGGATCAGCTCGTTACATATCTTGGTAATCCCGCCAGCTATGAAAAGCAGCTTCGAAAGATGAGCAAGTATCTGTTCAATATTTCGAATTACTACCGCCGACTGATTCAATATTTTGCAAATATGTCCACGTTTTCTTATACTATTTCTCCTTATAGGCTTGATCGTTCTAAGACGGTTAATGCGAACAAGTTTAAGAAAGCGTATTATTCTAGTGTTACTGCAGTCGAACTTATGAATTTGCCACACGAAGCAACGAAAATGTTTACCATCGCATTCCGTGATGATGTTTATTATGGATATGAGTGGGAAACAAACGATAGTGTGGCTTTTCAAAATCTTGATGCAGATTATTGTAAAATCAGTAGTATTGAAGATGGCGTATATAATTTCGCGTTCGATTTCTCATACTTCGATTCAAATCAAGATAAATTGCCAAACTACCCACCTGAGTTCCAAACTATGTACAACACATATAAGACAAATACTCAGTTGTACAAATGGCAGGAGCTCGATAGTACAAAGTCTATTTGTATCAAGGTAAATGAGCACGATTATATTCCGATTCCCCCGTTTGTGAGTCTGTTTAGTGCTTTGGCAGATATTGAAGATTATCGCGCAATCAGTAAAAATGCGAGTGAGACTAACAACTACAAAGCTCTCGCTATGGAAATTCCGCTTGGCGACAATGGCGAGTTTCTTATTGATTACAACGACGCTAAAGAGTTCTACGACATGATGACGAATGTTTTACCGCCAAATATCGGCGCAATCTTGACGCCTATGAAGCTTACCGATTGGAACTTCGAAAAGAGCGGCGTCAATAGCGACACGAATGAAGTTGCAAAGGCAGAGGCTACATTTTTTACTACAGCCGGTGTTAACAAGATTTTGTTTGGTGGCGGCGAAGATCCGTCTGCCACCACATTAAATCTCTGTACTATAAACGATCAGATGATTGTTTTTGCTGTTATGCGACAGTTGGAACGCTGGGTGAACAGAAAGCTGAAGTCTGTGTCGAGTTCTTATAAATTCCGTATCAACTTTTTGCCTGTGACTCATTATAATATCGCCGAAATGCATGAACGATATTTAAAGGACGCCACATACGGTATGCCTACTCGAACTGCTGCTCTTGCAACTGCGGGTTACGCTGGTACTGATTACGAAAACATGACCTATCTTGAAAATGAAATCCTCGGTCTTGGCAATGCCGAGATACCTCTTAAGAGTTCTAATACTCAGTCTGGTTCTGCCGGGGATAAAGGCGGTCGCCCAACAAATGCAAGTAAAGGCGAGGGGCTATCTGACGCAGGCAATGTAAGCGCGGATCGACAGGAGGGCTGATATGGAAGAAGAGATTTTTGAAATCATCGTTCATGGGTCTCACGCCGCCGGGATGGCTAAGTTTCTGACTGATCGAGGAGCGCTGCTGCTTCGAATAGATCCGGTAAACAAATATGTCTTTATTAACGATAATATATTTAAGAATGCTCTGGCTGAGTTGCAAATTGCGATTCGTCAGGGCTTTTATTTTGATGACGAAACGGAGGTGAAAACAGGATGAAAGAGCGATACCCTATTTCTTTCACTAAGAAAAATGAATACTCAAATTCTGATTTTCGCTTCATTGATGTCAGCATTGATGTAATGCATACTGGAGCAAATCTCAATAAGACCAGTTTTACAAAAGACGCGATTAACAAAGCAGTACCGACAATACGTAATACGCCGATCCTGGGCTATGTTGTAGATGAACTTGACGAGGAAGACAAGGACTTTAAAGGGCATGAACATGAACTGCGGATCACCGACAAGGACGTGAAGTACGTCTATGCTGGTCAAGCTTATGGTGTTATCCCTGAATCTTGTAATCCTCGCTGGATCGTTAAGGATGACGGCACCGGTATTGAACGGGAATATTTGCGTGTTGATGGTTTGATCTGGACAAAATTCAGTGACCCTGTTGATATTTTTACTCGCGATGGTACGAAAAATCACAGTGTTGAGCTGACTGATATGGCTTGTGGCCCCGCAGATAAGAACGGAAACGTTCCTGTGGGGTCTTTTAAATTTGACGGTTGCTGCATCCTGTCTACGACCGATCCAAGTATTAAGCCCGCTATGACCGGCAGCTGCGTTACTGCCAATTTTTCTGTTGAAGACATCACTTCACAGATTCGAGAGCGGCTCTATGAGTATCAGGCTCTTCAGCAGAATTACACTGCACAAAATGAAAATCCATCCGATGAGGAGAAAGGAGATATAACACCGATGAATGAAAATGAGAAGAATTCGGTCGTAACAGAGAACACCACGACCAAGAATCCCGAGATCGAGACTCCTCCGGCAGAGAATGCCGTGCAGGAGCCAGAGACCCAGACCACCGAAATTTCTGTTCCCGCAGAGGGTGAAGGCGAAACTCCTGTAACTAACAATAGTGTTGCTAATGCGGATGAGGGCACAACCGCTCCCACTGAAAATACTGCACCGACTACAGAAGGCGAACCCGCTGGAGCACAGGAATTTACTCTGACCATTATGCAGTTGACCGACGAGGTTAGCTCTATTCTGGCCGAACAGAAGACTCCCTCCAAGTGGGACCCCGAATATATGGTTCCCCGCTATTGGATGAACGATATTCAGGATAACGAGGTTATCGTCATGGACTACTCCACCTATAAGCTGATGGGTATTCCCTACTCTATGAACGGTGACAATGTTGTTTTGGATTTCGAAAACGCTAAGCGCAAGAAGGTGTCTTATATGGATTGGGACGAGGGCGAAGTTCTGTCTGGTATTACCGCAGCTTTTACTGAGATGAATACCAAGATGACCGAGTTGACCAAGGAATTCCAGTCTGCAACTGCTGCCGTGAACGAGATGAAGCCCATGCTGGAAGCTTATCAGCAGGCCGAAGCCGAAGCAATCGCAGCGGCAGATAAGGCTAAGCGTGATGAGCTATTCGCGATTATGGACGAAAAGCTGGGCGCAAATGCAGAATACGCCGCACTGAAGGAGAACAAAGAGATTTCTTATGCCGATTTGGAGACTAAGTGCTATGCACTGGTTGGTCGTCAGTCTGCTGAGTTTTCTTATGTTCCCAATAAAAACAACAAAGGAACTGTCCGCTTTGGCGTGGGTGGCACCCAGAACGGTTCAGATGTCGCGTATGGTGGTCTGATTGAACACTATCTCGGCAATAAGTAATTTACCAAAATTTAGGAGGTACATAATTATGGCTAATACTAAGCATGCTGTTGTGCGCATTGATAAGCTGGGTGGCACCCTGGATGGTGCTCAGCTGGAGAGCGCAATTTTCTACAAGGAGTCCAATGCCGCTGAGATCGATAATGCTCAGCTGGTCGTTCTGGGTGAGAAGCTGGGTCGCGAGGTCTATAAGGCTACCGCTCCTACCGCAACTTCCACCGTTGCTGACCTGTATCTGACCGCTGGCGTTGAGCTGTTCTATGATCAGACCGTGGCACACTATCTGCCCGAGTGGGTCAACGAGGCTGGCAAGCCCGTGCGCGTTTATGCTCTGAATGTTTCTAAAGGCGGCTTCTCTGCTACTGCTGAGGCATTTAACGGCACTCCTGCAAAGGGCAAGTATGTCGGTTTTGCTGCTGATGACACCAAGATCCAGATTCAGGAGGCCGCTGACGACAAGACCTTTGGTTGCATCGATTTCGTCGAGACCGTTGGTTTTGGCGATGGTCGCTACACCTACTACATGATCACTCTGAAGTGATACCAAAGTTCAAAGAAATAACATAAAGCCGTCCGTTTGATACGGGCGGCCATTTTTATTATAGGAGGTTTATACCATGGCTATTGATTCTAATCTGATCAAGCTGGCTGTTGATGGCTACAAGGGTCACGTCGCCGGTGATTATTCCGTAAATGATACTCAGGAGGCTCTGCGCAAGGCTCTGGTTGAGGCAAATGGCGGTTCTACCAAGCTGGATATTAAGGCGATCCGTGATGGTCGATGCAACGGCGTTTTCGCAATCATTGAGGAACTGGTGAATGTCATCCACGAGGAAGGTCTGAAGGGCGATGAGTTCTTCATGAACATGGTCGAAGATCGCAATCTCTCTCTGGGCGACACCAATAAGTTCCATATCGAGCGTGAGTGCCTGTTCGCCGTCGCTGATATTGCCGAAGGTACCCAGGGCGTCCGCCGTCAGCGCATCGAGGCTGGTCAGGACATCACTATCAATACTCAGCTCCGCGCTATTAAGATCTATGAGGAACTGAATCGTGTTCTGGCTGGTCGTATTGACTTTAACAAGTTCGTCGATCTGGTTGGCAAGTCCTTCACCAAGCAG